ACTCCAGTACCGCTTCCGGTGCAATCACTTCCACCAAGAACGTTATTACCGATTTCGGCACCGCTTTCACACAAATCGGTTACTTAAACGGTTTATCAGCAGGTTACACAAACGGAGAAAGTACTGGAAAAGTCGCTGGCATCGTCGTAACTGCACAATATGCTAAAGAACAAGCAGAGAACGCAGCAGCCATCGCCGCGCGCCTCGCCGATGACCTCGTCCGACCCACACAAGTCGCTAGCGACCAAACTGTGGAAGTCGGCACAGATGCCGCATCATCTATCAGAAATCTTATATCTTCTAACACTATTAACGGTACTAACCTAACTACTCTCATAAACAATGCTTCCAGTGATGCCAGAGACTCAGCTAACGATGCCATATCCGCTTTCAAAAATGTGCAACTAAGCACCACCGCTACCAATGCAAATTTTTCCACCGAGAACCTTATTAAAGATTTACGCATCGGTGACACACGAGTCGGTTACTTACAAGGTTTATCAGTAGGTTACACATACGGTTATACAAACGGAGAAAGTACTGGTCTCGTCATAGCTGCAAAATATGCTAAAGACCAAGTAGAAACCGCCGTCTCCGCCGTCTCCGTCTCATCCACCTCCTCACTCAGCACTGCCGTCAGCGTCGCCCGACGTATTATGTCTCCTGACAACGACAACATTACCGGTGATAACCTCATAAACACTGCCGTCAGAATCGTCAACAACGCCGCCGTTGCCGCCAATATAGCTTACGACAATGTTTCCAACTCCAGTACCGCTTCCGGTGCAATCACTTCCACCAAGAACGTTATTACCGATTTCGGCACCGCTTTCACACAAATCGGTTACTTAAACGGTTTATCAGCAGGTTACACAAACGGAGAAAGTACTGGTCTCATCATAGCTGCAAAATATGCTAGAGACCAATTAGAAACCGCCATCACAGACCAAAGTTTTGAACCCTCCTCACTCAGCACTGCCGTCAGCGCCGCCCGAATTCTTATATCTCCTGACAACATTACCGGTACTAACCTCATAAACACTGCCTACACCGCCGTCAACAGCGCCGCCGTTGCCACCAATAGAGCTTTCGTCAATGTTTCCAACTCCAGTACCTCTTCCGGTGCAATCAGTTCCACCCATGACGTTATTACCGATTTCGGCACCGCTTTCACAAAAATCGGTTACTTAAACGGTTTATCAGCAGGTTACACAAACGGTTACACAAACGGCCAAGTCGCTGGTGCCGCCGAGACCGCTTCTGCCGCTGCTGCCGCTGCCGTTATATCAGAGAACGACGCCATATCTGAAGCCCTCACCACCGCCCGCGCCGCCCAAACCGCCACCCTTAATGCTTTCAGAATTGTCGAAAATAGCAGCAGCAGCAGCGTCGAAGTCATTAACGCCCTCATAAGTGTCTGCAAAAGTTCTAACGACGCTTCTACTGCTTCAGAAAACGCTGAAACTGCCTACAACGCCATGGTGAAGGCAGCTAACGATTCTAATACCAACGACGACACTGACACCATAAACGCTCTCACTAATGCCTTAGGAAACAAAAATTCTGCCGCGTCTGCGGCCGCAGACGCATTGATAGGTTACAACCAATCCATCCAATTAGCAAAAGGAAAGTTGACTATCTCCAGTCCATAAGTTCAAACCTATCAATGTCCAAAACCTCTTCGAAGCAATCGCTAACAATTATGGACTTTTAAAACGAACTCTATCCTACTTGTAGTGTTCTGCTTCTTTTAATATTTCATTTAATGATTTTAAATCTAACTCTTGTAATTTTTCAATCATACTTTCAGGTAAATAATGGTATTTATATACAATATCAATTATTTTAGAATTTATCTTACCTTTAACTTCAGTACTTTGCAATAATTTTTTAAGTTGTCTTTGTTGAATTTTAGGTGTTAAATCTGACTCAGATAAAACAGTTAAACATTTTATTAACTTTTGTTTACCTTTTAATAATTTCTGAATGTTTTTAAATTCTATACGAGTTCCTAAATTTTGTTCTCCTAATATTTCTTTTCTTAAAAGTGGATATAAATCAAAGTTATTTTTGATTCTCATGAAATAACTTATTATATCCTGATTATCTTTATTCAAATTAATCTTATCATATATTTTTTCTAATGTTAAATTTGAATTCCAACATTTAATATTTTCATAAAGTGTTAAATTTTTATTTATGTTTGGTTCTTCAAGTATATTAAATTCTCCAGTATCTTCATCTACTACCTTTACAAAAACATCTGGATTTACAGAATCAATTTGAACCTCATGAAACTTAACTGGTAAACTTGAATCGTTTGGGTATGAATAAGTTCTTTCTAATATTTGTTTAAAAGTTAAATTATCTGGTATTCCTTCTCTTGTAAAATTTTCTAAAGTTTTTGTATTCTTAAAATATACTTGATATTTTCCATTTGATAAAGGTCGAACGTGTTCTTCTAATCTAATTATATTACCTTTTTTATTAAGATCGCAATCATAGGCAACCTGTTTTAATGTTTGTTCAAACTCATTATTAATTTGAAATTTTTTCATTGCACTTGATACCATTTTTTGCTCAATAGTTAAAGAATCAAAATTTTTAAACTTTTTCATTCCAACTGAATCTTGTAACATTTCTGAAACATCTGAATCTGGCACCATTGGTAAAACACTATAATGTCTAAATATATCAGTATATTGTTCTTCTAAAGGTAAATTTGAATGACTACAAAAACGAACCGCACGTGCTAAAATTTGTTCAATACGTGCTTCATTCCACCAAGGATCAGTAATATGAACTTGTTTTACATTCTTAAATGAAACACCCTCCATAATTGAACGAGTTCCTAATATAATTTTAATTAAATACCCATCTTTATTATCCATAGAATTAAATGCATTTTTTGCTTGTCTAATTAATTCTTTGTTACTACTAGTTTCTGAACTCCAAACAAAATATCTCATACCATTTTTTCCAGGAGGTTCTGGAAATTTTTTAAAACCACATGCATCTAATATTATTGATAATGACTCAACACCAAATTGTAACCAATTTGAAAAAATAAAAACAGGACCATTACATTGTAAACTTAAATCAATAATCTTAACAAATTTTTCAGAATATCCTTTTTCTCTTATATAATTTAGAACAATTTCTGAACTTTGTACTTTTAGTTTTTTAATATCTTTTTTAAATGCATCTAATCCAGATTTAATTTGTGATTGTGTTTGTTTAGATAACATATTATCAATTACATCACTTTTAACAATGGGTAATGCAATATTTGAAAACTGTTGTGTAGTTACATATATTCCAGATACTGAATCTTCTTTTTCAGTAAAACTATTATCACTAGATTCATTTTTAATTAAAAATTCATCTCCTTTTAATAATTTAGAATAAATAGAAGAATCTTTTTTAATATCGGAACGTAAAGCATTAATATATTGTTCTTTTTGATACGCTGACATTTTATGCTCCAAAACAATAATTCGTTTATATGGATATGCATTTGGATTACCTCCCCTAAAGTATGATACGTATCCAGCTGATAACATTCTTAATAAATTTTTATTTATTACACATGAATCATCTGTAATAAAGTTATTATTTTTAACTCTAATGCAATTATCATCTTTATCATATTTGCCTAAAAAGAATGAATAAAAATGTTCTTTTGTTAACGGAAAAGGCATTCTTGGTCTTAAAAGATTCATTGTAAGTGCTAATTCATATGGATTATCGTAAATTGGAGTAGCAGATAAAACTACAATGCGACATGCAGGATTCATATATTGATAAATTGCTGTAAATAACTTATTATATAAAACTCCACCTTCACTTACTAATCTTTGTATCTCGTCAATAACTAGTATACCAGATGAACTCAGTAAAGGACTATTTTTATTTGTTAAATGATCTTTTTTAGTCCATGTTCCATCTTTTGTCTGTTTAAATAAATTATTAATAAATATACTATGACTTTCTATATGAAATACTTTTGTAACATTACTTAATAATGTTTCTTTTTTATTTTTAAACTTTAAAAATGCTATATTAACTTCATTTTGTAATTCACTAAAACGTTTTTTTAATGGAATCGTTTCCTCTCTTTGTTTTAATTTTAATAATTTATTTATCTCTTCTGACAAATCATTTAATTCTTTTTTTTTTTTATTATAATCTTCTTCTAAATACTCTAAAATAATACGATCATTTACATTGCAGTAAAAGTCACGTCTTCCACTAATTTCACATTGTGAGGTACATGCCCATATTTCAGGTTCTCTTCCACTTTCTAATTCTGTATCAGAATATTTTTTAAGTTCTCCTAATATTTCATCACGATATTGGTCAGTTAAAGGTGCCGGAACTACATACAATAATTTTGTTCTTGAAGTATTTTTAAATGCTTCACCAATTACTAAACTTGTACAAGTTTTACCCGATCCTAAACCATGAAATACTAATGAATTATTAAAATTAGTTACAGGATTGATAAACTGACCCATAAATTTTTGCTGGGGTTTTAATGAATATTCAGTCGTTTTACATATTTCTTCATTACTTAAATTAATATAATCATCTTTAAATGTAAATGGTGAATCACCATTAAAAACAGAATCACCATAACGTTCTTCTACAAATTTTAAAAATGCTTCATTATTAAACATTTGTGTATTTTCTATATCTAAAAAAAATTTATCAGAGCAATTAATCTTATATTTTTTTTTCAATTCTTCAGTAGGATAATAATATTGCATTGTACATTTATCTGATGACATCGTAATACTTATTAATAATTAATAATTATTTTTTTATTTTTAATGAACATTAAATTAATTCTAATATTTTATCTATATCGTTAGTTAATTTTTTCAACTGATTTTTTATATTAAAAAGTTCATTTTTTATTAAATTATCATTTTTATTTTCTAAAGAAGATAGAGAATCTGAACTTATTGTCAAAGTAGGAATACTATATTGTAATTTTGTAGATAATGTAAAACCATTTTCAGTATGTATTTGTGATTCTAAATGATTATTATAATCAGTTAATTTTTTAAAATTTAAATTACATGATTTACATGAATACATTTCTAATTTAAATTTTAGCAAATATAATAAAAATATATTTTAGTACTTACTTGTTTATTAATAGTTTACTTTTTTATTGTTCATTATATTCTTTTAACATTAATTTTTCATAGTAATTTTACAATAGTATAAATTCTAGTTAATGAAAATAACTCCAAATAAGTAAAAACATTTTTTGATAAATGTTTATTGTATTTTTTATGTACAATTTTCTTTGAAACAAATTTACTTAATTGTATCAATAATTCAATAAGTAAAGTTAAATAATTATTTTTATAAATGGAAATTAAAGAGAATAATAAAAAAGTAAAATTATTACTTATAAAAAATATACTAACTTTATTTAATAATATAAAAATTTTTGTCTGCATTTTAGTAGAAAAGAAATTATTGATATATGTATTATCAGATTTAAATACTTCTAATTGATTTACTATATTACCTTTAACTAAATATTGATCAATTCCAGAATTAGCAAATATCGCATCACAATGAATATGTTTTGATGAATTATTTAGTATTTTTAATAACTTACTCGCAGTTTTTAAATTAATAATATATCCAGTTGTCAAATATATTCTTGATTTTAGTTTAATTTTATCATAATCATTTTTAATTATATCATATACACTGCTAGTAAACCCAGGAAAACCACCTAAATGTAAAATATAATTTGAATGTTTATTATATTGTTTTAAACATGATAGTAAATTTATATAATCTTTTGAACTATAATCAATTGTAATATCTTCTTCTCCAATTATAACATAATCTATATATTTATTTTTTGATAATAAATCTATAACACTATTTAATGCTTTAATATGTGAAGTAAAACATCCAATAGTTGAAGAAATAGGATGTTTTATTTCAAATAGAATATTTAGATTATGAATTAAATTCTTCGTTCTATTTTTAATTGTTGTGGAATTAATGCTATCTTTTAAACAAATTATAATTCCGTGATTATACATTAAATTATATATATTCTATATTTTTAAATAGTATTAATTTCCAAATGTATTCTCTAATGAAATAATTATATATAAAAATCCATCGTAATCTTTTTGTTTATTATATAGATTATTGATAAGTTCTGTGTTAATTATTAATTGATTATTACATAATAAAAAAATTGATTGTTCATGATTAATTTTAATTCTTTTTTTCAAAATATACATAAATTGTCCCACTGTTAAATCATTTGGCACTATATATTTATTTTTATCTAAATTTATTTCTTTGTTACAATCTACTATAATTGGAACTCTTTGTGGATATTTTAATATAATATTATGACTAATTTTAATTCTTTCTTCTGATTTTCGTCTTCTAAAATCAGTAATGTATTCATAATCTAATGGATATATATTTAAACTTTTATTATTATTTTCATCAGTTATAGTAGTTTTAACTAATTTATCAATATTTTTTTTTAAATCCGAAATCATAAATATTATTTTAAAATATTATTTTTAAAATTTTAAAAAATTCCACAGTATATTTAACTATTGAAAACGACGGACCATGTCCACATACCGAATGCTTGTGCTTTTTTATATTTAACAGAATTAACAAAACGTCTTCTATGATATTCATCTTTTGCATAGTATATTATTGTTTGTCTTTCAGTTTCAGGATCTTGTAAGTATACAGCATAATTTGTTGTAAAATTTAAATCCGGTTTTTTAAAAACAGGTACTTCTTTTTTACTACTTTTAACATAAACTTCTAACAAATCTTTAATTTGTAATGAAAATATTGCACCATTGTATCCTTTATACATAACATATTTATCATTATTATCTTTATCTTCTATATTTCTCCCCATTAACCACCCACCACTTCTAAAAGTTCCCTCAGGAGTACCTGCTAATGAATCCCCGTTTAATCTATATTTAAACGAACGCCCCTTTGGAAATATCAAAATATCTTGTACATTCTTTAGTGAAACCCAACCATCAGCAACAATTTTTGATATGTACATTTTTTCAAACTTGGAATCATTGTTCACTCTTGTTTGAACAGATACATATGTATCCGGGTCATATCTAGTATCATGTTTAGTTTTTGGATCTTGTATATGTGGGTACATTTGTAAATCATTTCTTATATAATCTGCTTTTGGTACAATTGATTTATTTAATGATTTATTCATTGATTATTAAAAGTATAATTTTTTTTTAAGTATAATTTTTTTAAGTAAATATTTACAAATTATATTAACTTTTAATTAAACTCACAGATGATAATTTATCTTTTTTAGATTTTCTACTTGGACTTCTAACTAATTTTGTTTTCGAGGTACTATTCTTTGTACTTGGACGTCTTTTAGGACTTCTTTTAGGACTTCTTTTAGGACTTCTTTTAGGACTTCTTTTAGGACTTGTTATTCTTTTTGTACTTTTATATTTTGTGGGTCTTCTTGATGGACTAGTAGTTAATTTTGTTGGTCTTAAAGTTTTTCTAAGCGGGGAAGAAGTTACTTTTACCTGATTTAATTTATTTTTTAATTTTAAACTTATTTTTTTATACGCATTTGTAGGATTCATACCTAAAAACATTTGTTTTAATTCATTTTTTGAGTTAGAATTTTTTGTGTAATCTTGCCAAACTTTATTTTTAACCTTTTGTGTAATTTTTGTAGACATTATATTAAAATTAAATAACATTATTATAATTTTTTAATAAACGAAATAAATATAATATTTACTTATATATAATACACATTAATAATGGATAATAGTGATTATCAAAAAATAATGAATTATTTTCCACCAGTAAATCCAAACATCGAAAATGTTTTATATGAAGCAGATACAACATATACTACTTATAAAGCAACAAGTCCATTAAAACAACCTGTAAAAGGAGAAATGTATTCAGCAGATATATTAATTAATCTAAGAACTTTAAGAATTTTATTAAATAGTGATATAACAAATGAAAGATTTATATATGAATTAAATAGATTAGTCCAATCATGGGGACCTGGAGGATATTATGGTAAAAATATACTAAATACTACATTATTAGATTTAATTAATAAAGTCAACATTAAATATGAAAAACAAAAAGAATTAATGCAAGAAGCACAACAAATGACATTAGATTTTCAAATGAAACAACTCGAAGATGACATTTTAGGTATATCAATAAAAAATAAAAGTTACAAAAAATTAAATGTAAGTGATTTAGATTTATCAAAATTAGGTATTAGTAAAAATAAATCAATAAAAAAAAAATAATAAATGACCTTTTAAATTTTTTTCTCTGACATAAAATTGAAACCAATTAATTTTTCATAATCGGTTAGATTTCTAACATTACCTAATATAAATTTATCCACGTCAATTAAAAGTTCTGGATATTCATTTTTTATTAAATCTTTTATTTTATACGGTAATGTTCCTAAACGATAATGAATTCTTAATCTTGAACATAATGTAATATTTTTATTATAACCGAATCCTTTCTTTTGCCAAAAAGTATCTCTATATCCTCTATTAAAATTTGTATATGCAATTGGATAATTTGGAGAATAAAAATTCCACCCTCTTGTAAATAAACGTAAACAAATATCCATTTCTTCTCCAAAAAACACGTCAGGTGTATAACTATCTATTGGAGCATCATGACATATGTCACCACTCGAAAATGAAAAACAACCACTCCACCCATTACTTGGGAATGCAGTTAAATATTCTTTATTTGTATCAATATAATCAGCATTAATTCGTGTGAAACCGTCTAATGAACATATTCTTGATACTTTTAAGTTTGCTCTTAGTTTAGGTACTGTTTTAAATTTTCCAATTTCATAATCAGGTAAATATTGTGTTAAACAACTTTTATTTGGTAAATTTTTAAGCGAATCTATTAGTTTTATATCCCAATCTTTTTCAAATATTGTATGTGAATCAATTTGAAGATAGTACTCTTCAGATTCATACTCTTGCTGTATTAAAAATCTTGCCCAAGTTGGACCACGTGCATCTTTATAACTTAAACTAATTATTTTAATAATAGAGTCAAATATTGTATTTAGTTCATGTTTACATGATATATCTTCTTCAGAATTTTGTTCACATACACATATTCTTAAATTTTTCCAATTACTACAATTAAAAATCAAACTTTTAATTGTTTTATGACACTCTGGATCACTATAACTAGCAAGATTAATAAAAATTAATCCATTCTTTTCACTTTTAGGTAAAGGATATTTAAAATTTTTATACTTATAATTATCTTTAATATTATTAAAGTGTTTTAAACATTCAATTCTATAGTTCCATCTATCTGATGTTTGTAATTTATCAAAATCTTCTTCTGCAAATTTTAGATAATTCTCATTGTTAGTATCAAATTCAAATAATTTTATATTATCATTAAAACTTTTTAACGAATTACTTAATTTGAAATTTTCAACTGTTTTTAAGATAAAAAAAATAGATACTATGACCATAAAAAATATTAAAAATATTCTAAATAATCTATTCATTAAAAAAAACAAATAAAATATTTTTAATATTTAAACAAATATGGAAAAGGAAATTATTAATTTACGATCTCTGGCAGTAAAAAATTATAAACAGATAAAGAAACTACAAAGATTAATTTATTTACTCCAAAATAATATCAAAGTTTACAAAGGTAAAAACGGTGGAATTTTTTATATGATAAAAAATAGTAAAATATATATATAAATTTTGTAGATTTTATAATTTTAATTTTGAGTATAATAAAATTAAAATTAAAAAAATACTTTTAATAATATATATAACAAATGTTAACAAGAGTAAAATCACAATCGAATCCTTTAAATGTTCAAAAAAGATTGATTACTGAACCAAGTATGTATTTACAACAATTACAGCAACTATTAGAAGACAAACAAAAAAAATTATCTGAAACTGCTTCACAAATGCAAAAATCTGTAGAAGAATTAGAAACAAATGTGGAATTAATGAAACAAAGATTATCTACTTTAGAATCTGCTAGAAAAAGACTTGAAGAAGAATTAGTTAAAAACAATGAACAATTACAAAGATCACAAGATTCATCAAAAGTAGATGAATTACATAATAAAAATAGAGAACTTGTAGAAGAAAAACAAAAAATAGAACAAGAAATGTCTAAAAAATTAACTCAAGTTAATGACCTTGAAACATCATTAGAAAGAAAAGAACAAGAATGGAATGATAATAAAAAAGAATTAGTACAAAGATTAAAACAGTTTGAAAGTCAAGAACTAGTTCCATATTTAAATGAAATTGAAAACATTATGCAATTAACTAATTCTAAAATTGAAGCATCCAATACAAAACTAACTAAATTTATGTCTGGTGAAATGGATTTTGGAGGTAGTGATCCATTTGTAAGTATTGGTAAAAAATTTGAAGAAAAATTAGTAAGTAGACAAGATTTATTTAACGAAAATTATTTTGGTAAAGCACATGAAGACAATGAAGACAATGAAGATTTTGATGAAAGTGAACAAGATATGAACTTTGGTAAAGAAGAAGACATTGATGTAGAAGAAATTGATAAAATAGAAGATTCTGATTCTGAAGAAATTGAATTTTGTTCTGAATTAGATGAAGATAGTTCATCTAGTTCAGAAACATCTGATGAAGATTAATCACTATCTTTATTTTCTAAATTATGTATTAGTTGTATAACTTTATTTAACGTCGGAGTACAAACATCAACAGTTGCACTTATTACTGTTTTAGTAGGTGTTTTTAAGTTTAATTTAAACTTAACAATATATGCAATAATACCTCCAACTGCTGATTTTGGTGTTACTGCCTGTAAAGGTACTTTATGTTTATCATGTAAAGCATTACAAATGCTTGATACACTAAATTTTAATTTTAGTAATGAACAGTAACGTATAAATGAATTTGAATCTTCTGTTTGTACATTAATATATGTTAAATTATTTGTATTTAGTATCTCAAATAATACCTTTTCACCTTTTGATAATGTTTTTGTATCACAATTAAATGCCTTTATAATTTCTTGTCTTTCAATAGGAGAATTGTTAGTGGTGCAACTGTACAATAAACATGCTGCAATTAATCCTTTTCTAACTGACGCTCTCGTTAATTTTCCAGAATCCATATATTTATGCCAATATTTTTTAGCAGTATCTATAATATCTTTACTGTTAATGTTCAAACAACATGCAGCACGTTCAATTTCTAGACCAATTAACCAGTATGTTTTTTGTTTATGTGAAAATGTTTGTTGAATTTGTAACTTTGCCATTAATGTATTTATACTACCTGGTAAAATTGTTCCACCCCTTGAATATGGATTTGAATCTACATAAGTATCACATCTTTGTGTGTTTTTTGAATAATTTCCACAATCATCTTTATAATTATTCCATTCTCCTTCACGACTAACATTTGAAAAATATAAACATACACCGCAATCAACACAAACATCTTCACATATATTCTTATGTTTACATGTTATTTTTTTATCTTTTTTTGGATTCAGAGCATTTTCTTCTGATTTTAATTCCTCAAAGGCAACATTGGCAATTTCCCACAATGAATTATAATCTTCTTCTTCTAAAGATGTGACAATATCTGGTTCCATTGGAACACTCAGACTCACACTCATTTATGGTGTTTAATTATTTATATTTAAAATTCTTAAACTTAATTTAAATATGTTAAAAATTTTAAGTATAAATAGTGAAAATATTAATATTTATACTATTTTAATATTACAATATAATGTTTAATGAAATTGTTACCTTAGTTAAATTAGATACAGTGCATTTATATTTGGATCTTAAAAAAAAAATCATATATTTTGATGTAACAAATTCTTCATATTCAAAACAAAATTCTATTACTGTTTTACAATACTTTAAAAATTTTTGGATACTAGCAAAAGAACAAAATGCTAAATATTATTTAGTAATTAAAATTAATAGTATTGGTATTTATCCATTGAGTTTTTATAATAATTTAGTAGATTGTTTAACAGAATTAAACTATATATTTAAAGAACATCTACATTCTTGTTCGTTCTTATGCAGTGATTCAAATCCTTTAACTATGTTAAAACCTTTATTTAATATATATAATTTTGTTCGACCTTACACAGTGTGTAATACATATGAAGAAGTTATTATTTATTTTAAAAAAACTGAAAATCAAGTTATTTAATTCTTTATTAATAATTTAGTTTTTATTGTAATGAATAATTATATTTCATGCTTTATATGGGTTTAATATTTTAACAATCAATATAGATAAAAATATACAAAAGTAAATAAATCCAAGTGTTATAACAACAATAGATCTAGTTAGTATACCATAAATCATAGTTAATAACCAACCAACTAAAGTTAAAATTAAATATTCATAAGGTAAATTAATTGTGATTCCAGTTGTATAAATTTCCCATAAAATTGATCTAAAACTTATTAAACTAAATAGTGTACCTAATACACCTATAAATGTAACATAATTATTTATCATTTTCAAGTATTTTATAATAACTTAATACTTTATAATTAATTTTTAAATTATTAATATTGAATTCTTTTAGATAAACTCCTTCTAAACTTTTAATTCTAGATAATGCAACATACATTTGTCCTGCTTCAAACAAATCTTTACCAATATCAACAATTGCTTTATCTAGTGTTAGACCTTGTGCTTTATGGATTGTAATACCCCATGCTAATATTAATGGAATTTGAAATACACTTATACCAGGTACATTTTCGCTCTTCCATTCTTTCTTTCCAATTTCAATTTTATGTTTGTCAAATTGTACAACTGGTAATTTTTCCTGTGTAAAATCTACTACTATCCCGGTTGTTCCATTAGCAATACCTAATCCTAAATCTAAATTTGCTATACACATAACATACGAACCTTTTTTAAGTACTAAATTTTCTTCTGAAAGTGTAGATTCCTTAATATAATTATATTCACTCTCTTTTTCAGTATCTGAAATCAAATCTAGTTTAATTTTTTCAATCTTATTTAAATTTTCAGAATTTTCCTTATATGTTCTTTTATATATGTACTTTTTATCTTTAATGTTATTAATAAAATAATTATTAATTTCAAATGCTTTATTTTTAGTTGGGACTAATCTTGTTATGTTTGTTGTATTTTTGTCAAAGTTTTCATCTACCATTTTAGAATTTAGTAATTCAATACTCTTTTTAGAAATTAATCCTTTTCTCATATTGAGTAATAGTTTTTTATAAGTATTATCATTTTGTCTAAAAACTTTTGTTAAATTAATAATTTTATCAAAGGTTTTGTTAAATAATTCACTTTCAAAACAAAAGATTGTTTCTTTTACAGGAGGTAATTGAAAAAAATCACCAGAAAAAATAACTTGAATTCCTCCAAATGGTTTTTTATTACATCTAATAACTTGCCCAATTTTATTTAGTAACTCAAACAACTTACATGACATCATACTAATTTCATCAATAATTAATATATCTGTATTCTCCCAGTTATGTTTATAAAATTTACTTCTGTTAATTTTATTAATGATTTGAGTTTCAGTTTTATTACTAATACCTATTCCGGACCATGAATGAATTGTTGTGGCATTACAATCTAAAAGAACTGATGCAACTCCTGTCAAAGCAGTTACACAAATTTTTCTATTATTACTAATTGCATGTTCATAAATTTGTTTTATAGAATACGTTTTACCTGTTCCACCCGGTCCAGTTATAAAAACATTTTCTTCATTTAAATAACTCTCAAAAATTTGTTTGTGTTTATTCATTTATATTATGAGATTGTTTATATATATATTACTGTATTCTTTAAATAGGAAAAAAATTATAGTAAATATTGTTCTAAGTAATCTAAATGCTGATTAGTATATTTTAGTGCAATTTTTTTTAATAATTTTCTTTTTATGTATAATTCATTATAGTCTATTACCTTTTTAATTTCTTCTAAAATATGAATTATATTTTTTGAAACATCCCAATTACTATTACATAACAAAGATTTACAACATAAACAATTATTATTTAATAATGTGCTATTTTTATACATAATTTTTTTATACAGATTAAATATATTATTATCATTAATTTCTAATTTCAAAGGAGGTTGAAATGGATATAATTTATTATAATAAATTTTAATTCGATATTCTAATTTATTATAAAAAAAATTAATATCACATCTAAACATTACATTACCTGAATCAATTGTGTGTAATTTATAACTTAGGTTATGTTCTATTTCATTGATTTTCTTATATTCATTTATTAATCTTTTGAATGTTGATGACATTTAAAATTGTAATAATAATACTTCCATTATTTTTTTAAATTAAACTTTATTTTGTATTTATACTCAAGTGTATATAGACGAACTATTACATGGTAATATGAAAAGATAAATAGAATATGAAAATTTAATACGTAACTATTTTTTTATAAATTTGATAAAATAATTAATGCAAGTTCATAACTCTTTAAAATAGTAAAATGGTCTTTATCTTTAATTAATTCAATTTTACAATTATCTCCCCAAAGTTCTTTTAATTTATTAATACTATTAATAGGTACAACACGATCACCATGTGCTTGTAATCCTTCAAAATTACCATTATTATGTATATCAGTTAATGGAAATTGATTATTATTTTGTGGTTTGTATGTTTCAGGTTTTTCTCTTAAATTATTTCTAAAATTATATGAGACAGGTGTACTAAATTGATCACATGCAATAATAATTGTTTGTACATTAGGATTTTGCATTGATGATTCTTGAAATTGTTTTCTTAAATTTAAAAATAACTCTGATGGTTTATTTTCCTGTTCCATTAAAACATTTATATTATCTGCATTGTATGATAAACTATTAAATATAGCAACAGGTAAATCATATAATTTTTTATTTGGCATTGATAACAATACAGAATGATAATCCTGAATAATATTTGGATCAATTATACCGTTTCCTGAAAAATAATCACGTAATGTCATTGGAACACCACCAATCGTTGGACAAATTAATAATAACTTTGATATTTTACTGCGCATTTTATCACCTTGTTCATTGTTAGGAAATTTGTTAATGCACATATTTGCAACGACTGCACCAAAATCATATGCGATAATTACAGTATCATCTTTTAAAAATTGCACAAATTTATTATATACATTATCAAAATTTATATTTCTAAAATCATAAGTTATTGTGTTAAGTCTATCACCATTTATATAATTTAAATTTTCTAATAATGTTGTAATTGTATTAAAATGTCCATTGTTATTTTCATAAACTACTGCAGACTTAGAATTATTGATATTTTGAATATTTCTCGGCCAAACTTCTGTATTATTTTGTCTTAATATGTAATCAGATTGTCCTGGAAATAAAATAATATTTTTAAATCTATTACCAGTTTTTGAAATTATACCTTCTCTTGTACCTGTTATATCATAATTACTAGGTGGTTTTACAAATGAAAATCTAATTTGTGACATTAATGAAAATAATTTGAAATCTGTTGACTTACTTGTATTATTTAATGGTACTAATGTATTTATTTTACTAAATCTACTGTTCAACCCATAACCAGATCCATTGAAAAAATTTTCAGATGTCCACCATTTTAGTAATGGAAACATTATTAAAACTAATACTAGTGTAACAAATAATGCAATAAGTGATAAAGTTAATATTTTGTTTTTAAACATTATAATTACTTATTATTTAATTAATTTTTTTTTTTATTTATTAAATAAATGAATGATTTCGTTAATATGTTTTTTTTTGTCTTAATAATTATTTTATTTATTGTATATTTTAGAGATATAAATTACAAAAAAATTATTACTCTAATAAAAGACAATGATAAATAAACAACAAATAAATTATGCAAACCGCAGATAAGTCTCTGAGTATTGTTACGTGGAATATCAATGGTATTCGTAGTAGAGTTTTTAATAACAAAATTAGTGCACAATTACAAAAAAATAAATATTATTCACCTGAAGAATTTTGTTCCATGTATAATTTAATAAAGGAAACAAATGCTGATATTATTTGTTTACAAGAAACACGATGTGATGTACAAACAGGTAAATTAGCAGTCATTGATGGATATAATAGTTATTTTAATTGTTCAAAATTAACAGATGCAAGAGGACCGAATAGATATTCAGGCACTGCAATATATACAAAACTTTTACCAAAAAAAATAGAGTATACTGTACCAGGTTATGATGACCAAGAAGGAAGAATTATGATAGCATATTATGAACACTTTACTATTATAAATGTCTATTCTCCTAATTCAGGAACTAATTATGAAAATAAAATTCTATTTCAAGATGCATTATATAATTTTGTTAACAATCTAGACAAATGTGTTATATACTGTGGAGATTTTAATATTGCGATTGACACACATTTTGATAAATCATCTGTTCCTCCTCTACCCGGAACTTACAAACATGAATTAGATTATCATAAAAGATTAACAGATGCTGATTTTTTTGATTCTATATCTTTAAATGATAATATAATTTATACTTGGTGGGATCAAAGAAGTAAAAGAATTAAAGTAGAAGAAACAAATAAAGAAACAAATATTCTTAGACATAAAAATAAAGGTTGGAGAATTGATTATATCTTTGTAAAAAACTTTAAATCTGCTACATCACAAGTATTAAAACACATTGGAGAAGAATACTGCCCACATGGTAGTGATCATGCACCTGTACATGGTATTATTAAGTACTAATTTGTAACATTTGCAATCATAAATTTATGTCCTTCATCTAATGTTTTTACAAAATTAAAAGGTCTAACTGCTTTATACATATTAAGTAATGGTCTTAACATGTCCATTGCATTTGAATCATTTACTAAACATGAATTATATAAGTTTTTTCTAAAAATTTCTTCTAAACTTTTTAATGTTTTAAATACAATATCATAAAATTCTAGTGGATAAAATTTAACATTATTAAAAATAAAAACCTGATAATATTTATCATCTGTATTATTTACCAATAACCAAAAATTTTTATAATACTCTACTGCTTCTAAAAAATTATTTCTATTGTATGTTCCATCAATAACATCGACGTAAAAAATTGACTTATCATAATCAATATACATTTGTATTTCGGTATTCTTATATATAGTAGTCTTATCCATATTATAATTTTTATTAACAAATATAAATTATTTTATTTAACGAATTACATTTTAATATCAGAAACTTACTTTTTTTATTAGTTTGTATTCGTTGGAATTATTTTTAATTTTTCTATAGTAAATATACATATTTAAGAAAACATATTGATATCAAACTTAAACTATAAGAGATTTGAAACTATTCAAACAATATGCTATGAATTTCTTCTTTAATAAAGAAGAGTGTAGAAGTTGGAGTAATTTTTGGAATTGTTTTACAAATTTTAATAATTGTTTTTAGTCTTAAAAAGTCATAAATAAATGTAAAATTACATGAATTTAATTCTTCTAATACTCTAGATGAATTTAAAGTGTTAGAAGAATTAGTAATTTTTAATTTTTCATAGATGTTCTGTAATAGACTATCAGAAATTTTAATAATTGGTTTAGTATTAACTTTTTTATGTTCTTTAATTATTTTTTGAGTATCTTGAACTAGTTTTTCAGGTTTAATATTATATTTACTTAATTCACTCTTTTTAATATAAAAACCATAATAAAAGCAATCAACATATACAAGATTTTCTTTGTTTGACATAATATTTGAATATAAATTAGTAATATATTATTTTCTAATTAAAAATTATTTTTGTAAAAAATTAAATAAAATACAATTTATAGTATAAAAATAATAAAATAATAGATCCCATTAGAACATTAAATTTAAAATATTCAATTTTGAAAACATTATTATTATTTTTTTCTTCAATTTTAAAATTGTATAATTGACTAATAACAAATGATATAGAAATTAGTGTCATAAAAAAGAAAATAAATTTTATACAAGTATTCATTATTAATTAAAATTATAAATTTTTTATTTTATTTTTATAATCCATCTAAAAAAGTAATCTTCAATTTATTTTAATCATTATTAAAGTTTAAGTTAATATGTATTGTATAAAATTTTTCATATTTTTATTGGTTTACATCATATTAAACCGTAATTTTAAGTAATTATAAATTGGAAGAAAATAAAATAGTCATATCAGAGTTATTAATAATTATAAGTAATAGTATAAATTTATTACGTATAAATAATAAAATTTAAAATATAATTGTATAGTAATTATCTATGAGTGATACAAACACATATCATGAATGTATCAATATAATTGAAGATAAAAAAAATTTAAACCATTCTGAACTTTTATCAAAATGGGAAAGTTTCAAAAAAAAATTTCCACGATTATATGAAATGTTAATAATAACAGATACAGTTGATTTAACATTGTTAAAATTTTTATGTGATTCAGCAGAAAAACAAAAAAAATTATCAGAAGACGAAAAATTAGAAAATGATTTTGAAATAGGTGAAAAATTAGCGCATAGATATATCTATGATAAATTTCCTGAACCTACAAATGAACAAAAAGAATTTATTAAGGAATCATTAAGAAAAAAAATTAAAAACGGTGAAACATTTAATGCAACTTCTCAAATTAAAAAAAATTAAATTAATAATTCTTTGTAAAGTTTAGGATTATTTTTATAAAATTTTTCAATTGATTTACTAACATAACTTATACTTGTTGTACTTATATTACATTTTTCTTCTAAGTCTTTCAATGTAAATTTTATTATTGTATTTATTTTATTAGTTATAAAATATATTATTGCTGCAAATTCTTTACTTTGTAAAGGTTCATTAACATTTGAAAAATTTTTAATAATATCATTTTTAATTTTTTGAAAAAGTAATTTATTTTTTGGACTTAGTTGAATATTGCACTGTTTTTGTTCATGTAAATTTAAATATTTATAATAATCAGTATTTTTGAATACGTCTTTAAATAATGAATTAGTGGTTGTTATATCTGTAACATTAATATTAAATAATATACTCAATTGTTCTAAAGATACTGTATACCCATGTATTAGTGCTCCGTAAAATACACACAATGATAATATTGCCTTTTTATTATATAATTTTTTCAATGAACTACTATATTCTTGAAACATTGAATTAAAATTATACCATAAAGATATAGATGTATTTTGAACATTATTTGGTAATTCTATTCCTTTAGTTTGAAAAATAATATTTAAGTTATCAATAATTTTTTGTGTGTCTCTAGCAAGAGGATCTGTGTCTTGTAACCATTGATTTATTTTATTTAAATCAACTGTTATTTTTTTTGAATCTTTCATAATTTTAACTAAATTTGCACCCGGTTTAATATATTCTATTTTTTCAAATTTTTTTCCAGTTGCTGTAATAGGTCTATCATAACCACAACTTTGACATGTTTCAGAATATTTATCTTTAATAAATTCATATTTATTACATATTTTACAAAAACTTTCTTGATTAACTGCAATTTTTTTAGTTAAATCTTTATCATCAAATTCTTCATCTTCTCTAAATTTTATAACTTTATTTTTTTCAATACAGTTTAATAAGAAATCTCTTCTTTTTGATTTTTGTAAACCTGATATTTTTTGTTCTAATAATAATTTAGTTCCTAACATTAATATATAATATTTATTAATTATAATAATTTAAATTTTTCTTTTTTCGAATTTGAAAATTCTCTTTGTATATTTTAAAATTTTCTAATTTATAACATGTTCCTAACATTGATAATATGGAATAATATTCTAAATTATGAGTATTAATATAACTATTGTAATTATTTAAAAAAATAGTAGAACACGATAAATAATCATAACTATTTGCTAAATCATCAATTGATTTGTAATTATATGCTAAATTATTATGAAAAATATTATAAGAATTTATTTTATCTAAAATATATATTTTTTTCTCAAAGGTTTTTTCTTCTACTAAATCATTAAATTTATAATCAAATTTGTCAAAAAAAAGTTTAAAATTATTGTTACTTTGCGATTCTTTACTTTTACTTTCGTTTCTAATTTCATTATTAGAATTTAAAGTGAATTCTAAAATAGAAAACATTTGAGATATATTATCAATTTCAGGGAAATAATTACAGTTTTCCCCTTTTTCTAAATAATAAATAATACAATATAAATCAAGTATGTAATCATTTGTATATGAATTAATTCTAATATAATTAATTTTTTGATGAAGAAATTTATTTGTAATAATTAAATATTGATTTTTTTTTGAATTATTAATTATAAAATCTTTAACAGAAGAATCAAAAAGATCGAAATTATCAATTATAACTATATATTTTTTGTCATAAAAATATGAGAAAACACTATTTGTTCTGAATTTTATCTTATCGATTAAATTCTCTTTTGATAAATTAAAATCATCAATTAATAAATAATCATAATTTAAATGTTCTAAATACAATTTAACAATAGTGCTTTTACCACAATACTTTGAACCATTAACTATAAATGTACTATTTGAATTTAAATATTTTATCATTTTAGGATATTCAAATTCAAATTCAGATATGTGTATAGGTTTATATTTGGAACATAAATCCATTAAAATTTAATATTTATTATTTATTATTTCCCATTTCTTTAAAACAATTCTTAGCTCCCGCCCAGATTCGAACTGGGGTTGGAGGATTCAAAGTCCTCAGTGATTACCACTACACTACGAGAGCTAAGAAGTGTTTAGTATTTTTGATTTTTTACTTCTTATTTACTAATGTATTATTTCTTTAAGTAAATTACTGAATGATACTTACTTAAGTTTTTAATACTTTTTATCTGTATACATATTTTGAAGAACAATAGTTTAATATTTTTTATTTAATGTATATTTGTTAATGTAAATTTTACAGGTACATTTTTTGTTTATTATGTTTAACATATCCTCCATTAGTATCATAATGAACTTTGAATGATTTACCTAATTCATTTACTAATTTATAATTTCCTTTGGGATCAACAGTTAAATTTAAATTAGGATATCTATTTGGAAATTGATTACCAGGTGCATTATAAAGATTTCCATATACTTTATTCATTGAATTTGAATTTCCAAATCTCATAATACTTAATGCAAGTGGCATAGCAGGACTTGTAGATGACCATAATGTATTTACTCTTGGTCCTATGTAAAATAATGGTGCGGCATTCATATTTGTAGTTGGATTTGTAATTAAACTACCTCTTTTATCAAATGAACGTGCAGGTTGTTTAGGTAACAAATTACCTTTTTGGTTAATTCTAAGTTTATTACTCATTTATTTATAATGAATATTTAATAATTATTTTTTTTATTTATTTATTTTATAAATAACTATTATAATGAACTACACAAAAGTAATTACAATTATATTATTAATTATAACTTTAATTTTATCTATAATTCATATAGTTAACCCTAAACATAAATCTATAAGTAGTCCTTCTCCTAGTCCATCTCCCAGTCCATCCCCAAGTCCATCACCATCTCCTTCTCCCAGTCCCAGTCCTTCCCCCAGTCCATCTCCCAGTCCATCCCCCAGTCCATCTCCCAGTCCATCTCCCAGTCCCAGTCCTTCCCCTAGTCCATCTCCCAGTCCATCTCCTTCTCCAAGTCCTCATGTAAAAAATAATAATTATAAATTGGAAACAATATGGAAGGGTAAAGAAATAATACCAGAAAATTCAAATAAAGGATGGAAATATGTTACGGGACCAGATACAACTACACATGGATTAGTTACTTATGTTGGAGATAATACAGCAAAAGAAAATTTTTCTACGACAGATAATAATCTTATTATTAAATTAAAAAATAACCCGGGAAATAGTATTAATTCAATACGATTAACAACAACAAATACATATGATTCTGGATTATTTATTATTGACTTAAATCAAATACCTTATGGAAAATATATATGGCCAGCATTTTGGTTACTCGGTGATTATGAACAAAATAATGCATGGTCTTATAATGGAGAAATAGATATAATAGAAGGTGGATGGCAAATTGGAGGTGGTATAAATGCAACTAATCAATCTACATTACACACAAATACAAAATCAGGTAGTCTACCATGTAATCAAGAAGGTGTAGTTAATATGAAACCACCAGAAGGAGGTTATAATTGTACATATAATCCAAACTATGGTGATATTAAACAACAACCTGGTGAGATTGGACCTAACCCATGTATTAATGGTGATGCAACAGATAAAACACCGGATTGTTGTGGTGAAAATAAACAACAAACGTGTCCTTTTAATGGATGCGGATATAAATTTAATAGTGCATTATCATATGGAGAAAAATTTAAAAAAAATGGTGGAGGTATTTATGCATGTGAATTAACGGATGATGGATATATTCGTATATGGTTTTGGTCAAGAATAAATAAACATATTCCGGATTTAAAAAATAATATTGACATTACAAACTGGGAAAATACTGCAGATGAAAGAATAATTTATAATCCATGTCCAAAAACTTTTTCTAAAATGAGAATGATAATTAATACAACTGCATGCGGAGATGCTTTTGACCATACAGGAAGAGAACAATGTAACACCGGGGATTTATATCAATTAATACAAAAAGATGAATTTATAAAAAATTCATCATGGGATATTAATTTTATAAGTATTTATAATAAAATAATATAATAAAATAATATAATAATAATTTTATGAAATACCTAATGCAAGTATTAGTTTTTATATTACTAATATCAATAATAATATCAATTATTCATATTATTAATCCAAAACATAAATCTGTAAATAGTCCCAGTCCATCTCCTTCTCCCAGTCCTTCCCCTAGTCCATCTCCCAGTCCATCTCCTTCTCCCAGTCCCAGTCCTTCCCCTAGTCCATCTCCCAGTCCATCTCCTTCTCCCAGTCCCAGTCCTTCCCCTAGTCCATCTCCTTC